CAAGCGCTGCAATATATTTGATGGGTCCAACTTCAGCTTCGAGCTTTTTGATAGAGGACTGGGCTTCGACTCTATCTTGATTGAGCTTTGCGATGATGGTATTGTGATCTTCTTTTTTCCTGACGAGGGTATCACGATTTTTTCTTTGCTGGTCGGCTGCATGTAACGAACTCCCTGCTTGTCCACGATCTGTCATTTTAGTAACAGCAGCATCAATCTGTGCTATCTGTTTATCAATATCAGCAACTGCTTCTTTCTCTGTAGCAATCTTTGATTGTATGATTTCAAGTTGATCTGCTTGTCCTGTGCTAATGTTCAGCTGTTGTTCAATATGTGCTTTTGATAGAAAACCAAACACACCCATGCTTGATATAAACATCAAGATGAAAACAGCAAACGTAAGATAACTCTTTAACAACAATGGTGCTGTTTTCCAGTTACGGTACAACCATGATGTTGTAACAAGCTTACCCAGCTCTAGCGCAACGCCCATAATGACAATAGGATAATAGGCTGCTGAAAAGATAGCAGTCAATCCTAGAATCGAATAATAAGCTGATACGCCAGATACTGTAAAAGCAACTAGCAAAGCAAGAATGTTAACCATCGACGAACGTATTTACCTTCTCAATGAACGCTGCTATTTTCTCAGCACGATTTGGCCAAAGGATATATTCCTTTTCTGGATCTTTAGCCAGATTGTTTAACAATGGCATGATCATATCACGCAATGTCTCAAGCTTTGTTTGAGCTTCGGTTGTTGCTTTGGCAACAACTTTAGATTGCTCTTCAACTTTCTTCTTGAGCATCTCTTCATGCTTTTTAAGTTCGGCTTCTGATACAAGACTGAAGCCAAAGTCGTTATCTAAGTTAGACAAATATATCCTCCAATGATGCTGTTTTCTCGACTTCCCAGTCGATTACTTCGGTTATAGATTTCAATGGTTCAAGAAAACTTTTCTCAAACTGTTTATCACGATCAACATAAAAATCAATACCAAATTCTTTTGGCAAATAATCAGAAGTTGCAATAACAGATTCACCGATAGGATTTGGTATTTTTAGATACGCAAACTTAATCTTATCGCCATCCATAATAGGCGGTATGTTCTTAATGTTATGTTTCTTCAACAGATGATTAAAGATCAACGCACCCTTAACTTGTATCGGCGTACCACTGCTGTATATCGTTGAGCTATCTTTATATTTACCCATCCCCTTAATTCCACGAGGAAACGCAACATCTTCATAAGGTAGTTTTGCAAACTCAGCGCGGAAGTCAGCAATGAACTTCTGTAATGTTTCCTCATCATGATTCATAATAATGTCAAAAGATTTCTTCAGCTTCTCGCGACACGCATGCGGAGTTGATGAGCGAACAGCTTCAATGCCTTGAATCTTCAGCTTTGGTTTTTCATATTGTACGCCCTCAACATTCCAAGCATTGAGGATATACATCTTCTTTGCTTTCCATATGCCTTTGTTAGCAATTGTTTCTCGCTTCATCTGCATCTTTTGCTGATATGCATTCATCATATCTGCGAGCTGTTGATAACATTCATCAAGATAAGGCTGAATCTTTTTCTCGCAGAACTGATCAATTGTTGCAACAGCTTTCAACTCATCGCTTCCTTCAGGAATCAACTTCTCAAAGGTAACATAGATTGAATCTGTATCAGAAGCAATAACATAATCTTCGTCTTGCGTCTTACAAAGTTTGTTCATAAACGCATTCATCTTGCGTTCAATCCAGCGGATAGAAAGCTGACCAGAAGTTGTAATTGCTTCAGCATTATCAAACGAGAACCAGCGGAAGTAACGATTACCCAGCGCACCATAAGCAGAGTTTAGCTGAATTTTTTTTGCCATCTGAAAATTATGATATTGCGCGATCAATCGTTCATCTTCGCGAGACTTTGAAACTTCATATCGTTTCTTCGCCTCAATCATTTTCTTCTTGTAGATGACACGATCATCATACATCTTTTCCATCAATGCTGGGAGGAAACCCTGCTTGTCTTTTTTATACATACAGCCATTGGCTGTCATTGCTGGACCATCTTCTCGAACTTGGAAATTCGGCGCACTCAATATCCAATCGATTGATGGAAAATCATCAGTTCGTTCAACAAATGTTTCTGGGCTGATGTTATATTGCATAATGAGATGCGGATACAGGCTGTTCAAGTCAAATGATACAACCCACTTGTTCATACCAATGCGAGGCTCTTTGACATGACCACCAACCAACTCAAATGGCGAATGATCAACTTTGAACTGAGGAATAACAATGCGCCGATCAAGAAGATAGTTATGAATGATAACATCCCATGGACGCACAGTTGTCATCGTGTCGTGATAGTTAACCTTTGCGTCATACGCGAGCGCCATGACTTGCTGGATAAATCCAAGTTTCTGATCAAGTTTCTCGACAAGCGCACAGTCGTAGATGTTATACTCAATGAACTTCTGGAAGTTGCTCTTGTAAAGCTCCAAAAGTGAACCATACTCAGAGTAGTCAATTTTCCGTTCGCCAATTTCAATTGAGGCAATATAATCCAGTTTATAGCTTTCTTGATTACCAAACGAGAATTTGCGGTAGAGTTGGTAGTAGTCCAAGACCGCAATCCCAACGGGAGTGTATGTTTGATTACTCTTACCTTTGAACTCGACTTCTCTTTCTTCCAAGATTTTCCACGGAGATAATCTTTTCGCCTCGCCATCACCCAACACTCCCTTAATACGATTGACCAGATATGGCATGTCAAAGAACTCAATGTTCCAACCTGTCACAATATCTGGCTTCCATGACTTATGATTCCATACCATCAAGAACTTATCAAGCAACGTTGCTTCATCTTTACACTTGACATATGTTACTGTTTCATCGTCAGTCTTAAACTCGCCGCAACCAAACACAATGCTCTTTCCGTTCTTGCGCAAACAGATAGCAGTGATTGGTTTGTCAGCTTTACCGATGTCTGGGAAACCCTCATCAGCAGCACACTCAATATCAATAGTTACGACTGAGATCAGAGCTGGATCGTATTGAATCTCGCCCTGATAATAATCATACATGAATACGTATTGGTAATTTGTGAGACCATAGAATTCGAAGTTGCTGACTTCTTCATATCGTTTCGTGAAGTCACGTGCGTCTCTGATGCTGTCGAAGTTTATTTTGTCTACAGGCTTGCCATCTAATGTTCGATAGAAACCATCTTGTTTTGGTAAGAAAAGATATGGCTTATACTTCTCGATGAACTCTACAGATTTGCCATCTTCATATCCACGGACGAAGATCTTGTCGCCCATCTGCTTAACATCGGTATAAAACTTCATAATGTCTCCTGTGCTCGTCCAGTTCGAAAACCTACAGACGAAATAAAAAAGGGTAGTATGTTTATACTACCCTACTTTCAAGTAAATGTCAAGCGAAAACTTTGAGTGCTTCCTCAAAAAGTTCTTTACGCTCTTCGAGACCAATTGTACCGCCATTGATCTTCTTTGTAACAGTAACGCAATCTTGTTCGTCAGCCCACTTGTTTAGATTGTGCTGATCCCAGAACCAAGCAGCTGACATAGCAGCGCCTTCTGGTGTGGACATATATTCAACAACTGAGTCAGCATCCATACCAACTGCTTCTGCAAACTTAGTATAGTTGTCACGACCAGTCAACTGTACAAGACCACGACCACGGAACTTATATCCGTCTCCAGAATCTTCATCGCCATTGCCCATGCGATCAGCATAAACACGATTGGCAATCTTTTCTGGATTGTGAGCGTAATCTTCTGGATTCACGTCACGAAAATACTTTGGAAAAATTTGAGCTAGACGCTCTGGTTTGTAGTTTAGATTTTCTTGTGTTTTTGTAAGACCACCTGACTCATGACCAACTTGCGCAAGGAACATAGCAATACGATTGATATTGTTAATCTCAAACTTGTCCATTGCTTTATTAAGAGGATCAACGAAAGAATCAATGATTTCTTCTTTAGTGTCTTCAAAGAACGATTGTAGTTGTTCTTTAGTAATTGACATCATATACTCCTATAACGATAACGGGGAATTGCTTCCCCGTTATTTAGTTCGTCAGAAAGCTCTGCTTGGTATTCTTTGTACCACATTCTTCATAACAACATAATGAATTTCATTACGATTGATACCAAGATCGGCTAACTCACGATCTGAAAGACTATACAACTCACGATATGTGTTGTTGTATAGGAAAGTGCGACGAAGCCACTTCATCGCATGATTGAAAAATAACATTACTTCTTCCCTTTTGCTAATAGTTCGGGAGTTGCTGGAAGTTCTTCTTCAATCTCAATTTTCTTTGGCTTCTTTTCTTCAGGAATGATATGTTCCAACCATACCTTCAAAAGACCATTGACGTATTGAGCATTGTTGACAACAACGTCATCATTAAGCATGAATGTGCGCTCGAAAGGACGAGTTGAAATACCCTTATAAAGATACTCTGTTGTTTCGTCGGATGCTTCCACTTTACCAGCGACACGAAGCTTGTTTTGTTCGAGAGTCAATTCAATGCTGTTTTTACCGAAGCCAGCAACTGCCATCTCCAGCAAGTATTTATTATCGTCAGTCTTTTTAATATTGATTGGAGGATAAGATGTAGCAGCTGTATTGGCAGCTTGCTCTACGACTTCTTGAACTTTGGCAAGGAACTTGTCATGTCCAATGAAGAACTTATCGAATTTGGGGAATTGTGCGAATGAAGAATCGAAATAATTTGTCATATAGACCTCCTTTAAGGGCAAGGTTAGAATTATGAGACCCGAAGCATCTCAAGTATTATATAGTTACTGTGACCATATTTTTCAATAGGTCAGTGCAACTTTTTTTGTAACTTTTCTTTGGTTGTTACAAAAAGATCTTGAAGCGTATGAGAACATAAGAACACTGGCGTAAGCCCAACTTCTCTAAATTCCTCAGCCACACCAAGAATTTTTTTGAAAGAGTTATACTCATCATCCGCCAATGCATCGGCGCAATACTGAACGATCTCTTCTGAAACTAACTGCAGGTTATCCACATCTACTCTTTTCATATTAAGCCCTCCAGCATTATATATAAATACTGGAAACACTGGAGGATATTATGCTCTTTAAGCTTAAATTGTATGCATTCATTATTGTTTTAATAACGGGTATGGCTGGCGGTCTGTATCAAAGCTGGAAACATCAGATTGAAGCAGAAGAACTCGCCAAATTCAATCAGGCTCAATTAGAACAAACACAAAAAGATCAAGCTGAATACCAACAGAAGATGGAAGCTATTCAGCAGAATCAACTTGAGATTATTAAGAAAAACGAAGAAGCAAAAGCTGCTCTTGAAGCAAAGCTCAATGCTGTGGGTGAATTTCTAAACTCTGACGCTGCTAAGAAAGAAGATGTTAAGTCATCTGAAATTCTTAAGCAAACTATTCTTAGATTACAAGGACCAGTGAAATGAAGAAAGTTTTAGTATTGTTTGCAGCTCTTGGTTTAGCTGGATGTGCGACTGATGGAATCGGTAAGCCTGATCTTATTGTTACAAAACAAGTTGTGGTAATGCCCGATGAAAGTCTGTTTCACTGTCCAGACGTTAGACATTTCCCTGATGTATCAACTTTGACTGATATTGAAGTTGCTAAGTTGCTTGTCAATCTTCATGCCAACAACACACTGTGTCAGAAGAATATCAACTCAATTTATGAGTTCCTGACCAATGCAAAGAAAACTACGGAAACAAATTAGTTCCCGTAGTATAACTTATCTGGGTTGTCGGATAGAAAACCCTCTGCAAAAACGAGAGCTGATTCCTCAGTATGCTCGGTCATATTGGCTTCTGGGTACCATTGAAGAAGATCGAGAGTTTCATCTTCAACATCTTCAACGCCATACATTACAACATATGATGAATCTTTATTGATTTTGATCTCAATAGTAACAATTCGTTTTTGCTTTACGAATGCTTTTGTTTCAAAGACATCGCGATGCCATTCTTCGCCTTCATGACAAAGAGTTTCTTTTCTCACAAATATCTTTTTAACACGTGGCACCCAATAGGTGTGACCAACGTCATACTTGGTTTCGATTTTCATAACAAAGATCTTTCAATTATTCACAGACTCGACGAACTAACCTATTACCATATTCATCGTAGCCAGCCATTTCGTTCCAACAACGGCGACCTTCATAGTAGAAGATTGAGCCGACTATTGCGGCTGCGCCCAACCCAAGAAGAAAGCCATTAACGCCACCACCATGACGATGCTCATAATGTGGAGCAGGACGATGTCTGTCGCGACGCCAATCCTCTGCTGATGCCGCTGTTGTCATAGCTAACAATGAAGCGATTACGAGTAACTTACGCATCTTAGATCCTTTCGATAACAGGCATACCAATCACTTGGATTTTGCTTGTCTTTTTGTTAGTCATTTCTTTTGCATAACGGATAGCATCTTGCAATGTTCCGAACTTGCAGGTCTGATCAAAAGAAACCAAACCATAAAGAGCAGACTTTTTGTTGATGTGCTTTACGTTAAAGGTAACTTTGAACTTATACATGACAAACTCCTTTGGGATTATTTATCCTCTTGAAGGTAAACTGGGTCACCAAAATTCATTTGATCAGCAGTTTTGACCTTATTAGCTGAATAGATCGCGTTGTTAGTGCCAATTGGTTGTTGACCCATAACATGGCGATTACGCTCGAACTCGCGGAACACTTCTAACTCAACATCGTGCTTGGCTTTGTAATGAGCGATAGCAGCAAGAACCATAAAGACCCAAGCAATTGTAAGCCAAGTTGCCAGCGGTACATTATCTAGAATGATAATCAGCTCAGTGTGTAAGCCAAGAGTACTTGTCATAGCGCCGATCGTGATGAACGACAGCTTAGTAAAGTTCTTAGCGAATGCGGTGTTGAATGCGCTCATATTGATAAATCTCCATTTCGTCCATAAACATTAAGAATCTTTTCCATGCGTCCTCGAAAATCTCTTCTGCATTCGGATACAACGCATAGAAAAGCTGTTCAGCTTCTTGTTTCGTTAAAGCAGTACCGCAGCATTCTTCGGCATGCTCAACAACATTCATATAACGCTCTTTCACTTTTCCCATAACGAACTCCTCATCATACAGTAATGATACTCTACTTTTATAAAAAAGTCAAGCCATTTCTTTTTGGAAATATTCGTTCAACGACTTCCATTTATGATAGCCAGATTGAGTGACTTTCCATTCGTTACCATCAAAGACGTAGAAGTAGTCGCATCCTTTGAAGTCCATCTTAGCGTCTAACACTGAGAGATATTCTTTTGCTTCTTGATCTGTTTCGCCGCGATCACGACCATAAGCAAGGCACCAATTCTTGTCTGTGGGATTGTTAAAATCCTGCTTCTCTCCGATTTCAGGGCGAAGCATAGAGAGATTACCGAGGTCCATCAGCTCTTCGACTTTCTCGATGTCGCTGTAGTGATAAAAAAGAGTTTTACCAACGCCATCAACATATCCATCAAAGTGGCAGTAAATTGCATAGGTTACGTCACCATTATCAAAAGCAATCATTGAACGTGTAGACATTTCGTTTCTCCTCAAGCTGCTTCAAGCATATTCAGTGGAACGTTGTAGATGTTCGCGATCGGCGAGGTAACAGAAACTGTCGCCTTCTTGACACGGATATCAGTCACTTTGCCACGATACTCAATGTTACGATGAGTGAACTTAACCAACGCACCAACTTTGAGCGTGCGGCGCTGGAAACGACCGAGCGTTTCGCGGCGAATTTTGATTGATTCCATCAACTGTTTGATCTCTTCGTTAGAAGCTTCAGTCAGAATGAAGGCGGTAGCGAGTTTCATAGAAGACATTTTTACTTCCTTTCCAATCAATACATATATGATACGCCCAATTTGATATAAAGTCAATAACTATTTTGGTCTTGACAATAACTTTTTTTCCATCCTTATTGCTGAGTCGCCGTTTTTATAGTAATTGTCAAGCTCGGCGATAGGCGTATAGCCTGACATATTATAAAGCGACCGAGCAGGGACGTTTCTAGAGGCAACTTCCAGAGTCATGACCGACCTTCCCTCGCTTATTGCCCAGCTCTCGACGGATTCCAGTATTGATAAGCCATATCCTTTTCTTTGGTATTGCTCAGCTACGGCGATAGAATATAGCCGAGCTTTATTAGAGTTCGACCTTAACAATACGATAGCGTAGCCAACGATTTCATCTTTGCAATAAACCAGTAGCCGTTCGTTCAAAATGAAACGGCGAAGAGAGCTCTTACTGAAAGCTTCTTCGCCGAATTGTTTTTCTATTGTTAAGATTAAGTCAAGATCTTCAATCTTAGCAATTCGAATCATTGATTCCACCACAAAACAAAAATAAAAGCTATTATAGCGATCCAGTTACAAAACCAAATAGCAATTAGTATATCTCTGAGCTTCATACGTCAAATTTATAGTATCTGTCTACTATTACCTTCAATTTATACTCCAATTCATCATAGTATGCTTTATCTAAAACACCACACAATACTGCAACATATTCTATTTCTGGTAAAAACATTTTTACTACGTTAAGATATTCTTGACGACAATTTGGTTGGACAACAGGCGTACCATCTATAACGCCCATTTCACGACCTTGCATATTGACAAGCTGTCCCATATCTTTCTCCTCAATTGTCCATTTATTATACTTCAAAAAGAGGAGAAAGTCAATAGCTGAATTTTACCTCATCTAGAGCTAAACTATTACCGAACGATCCTTTGTAGAAAGTATTAAAAGCCAAAGAGATTCGATCTACATCTGAAGTATTTTTATCTACTGAATGAGATATCCAGCTTGGAAATAAAAACAATTGTCCAGCTTTTGGAGTAAAATAAACATATTCGTAATTGTATCGATTGTAGGTTTCTGGTTTATTAACTATCATAGAATTTTCTTGTTGTTTATTAAAGAAGTTAATGTTACCAGTATTTTCATTAGCTACTAGATAAAATACGCCACTAATTATGCTGTTTCTATGACAATGTTTAGTGTGAGATGTGTTTTTTGGATTGAAGTTTAACCAGCTCTGAGTTGGAAAAACATTAGGTTGTTCACCAAGTATTTGCGTGACATACCTGTCGATTTCCTGCTGAATCTGACTAACAAATTTAGAATCTGGACCAAGCGCCTCAAACACATATGTTTCGCCGCTTACATAATTACCACCTTTGTTTATCTGCCAAGAATCTGAGTCATGGTAATATGACATAAGTTTCTCAACTTCTTCAGGTGTAATTTCTATGTCACTGATAGTTACAGCTATTGGAAAAAAATCAAATGCTTCCATAATCTATCCTTTCAATCATACTAAAAGTTTATTCTTAAGCCGATCATTCCTACTGCTGCTGTATAACCAGAACCCTTATCAGCACCAGCGCTCAGTTCTATATAGGTATTATCATAGACCTGAGTTTTAGCAACAGCGCGGATACTAGCAACTGTCTTAAAGTCCTGCGATTGTGACACACGACCTTCAATTGCAATATCATCAGTAATCTCGTAGCGAGCGCCAATTGTTGGTGTGACGCGAGTGTTGCCTTTTGGTGCTGTGTTCAACAAGCTTGAGCCAGTGTAATCAGCTGATACGTTGCTCTTGTTAACTGTTACACCAATTAATGGACGGAATCCATAGTAGGTGGCTGCAGAATAAACAGTTGCGTCAGCGTAGATGTTATCTTGCTTTGCGCTTGTGTTGTTATAAAGAGCAAGAGTTGGCAATGAGACGCTGGCTGTGTAGTTTGATCTACCAAAACCAACAGAACCTTTCAACCAATAGTCCTCTTGCTTACTCAACAGATAAGCATTGACAGCGTAGTTGTCAGCTTGAGTCGTTGAGTTTAAATATCCACCACTGTTTGTTCTTGAATAACGGATACCAACACCAGCTGTATTGTTTTCAACTGTTGTTTGATAGCCCATATCCCAGCCACCTGTTCTATTTATGCCGTTTGTTTTAG